ATTTGTTAATTTAATAAGGAATGATAAGGATGCTGGTGAAATGTATATAAATATGAATAAATTATGTATAAAACATATTCAAGAAGAGATACAAAGACGTTTAGAAAAATCAAATTCAGAATGGGAATCTTTTAGATTATTATTTGGTAAATTATACAAGGATATAGAAGTAGATTGTGATAAATCAGTTAATATGAATAAATTGATAGAACGTTGTGTAGAGTATCCATTAGAGCATGGATATATGTTTATTTTAGGATTATTATTTGGTGGAAAATTACTAAGTAAATATTTACCAGAACATATGGAATTTTTACAATATGATAATTCAAAAGAATTAATAAATGATTTCAAGGATTATTTAGATGAGAATGTTACAAATGAGGATCAATTTATAAATATTGTAAATGAGAGTTATAAATTAATAAGTGAATTATTTGATGAATTTTGTATAAAAATAGAAAATAAAATAGATAGATAGATTATTCTGTAATATTTTGTGCTATAACATATTTAAGGTGATAATAAAATATAAGTGCGATAATAGATTGTGATCTATTTTGTGTGACACTAAATGCCATACCGATACTGCTAAGAATAAATAATAGGTTACTTTGTATAATTCCAGTTTGTAGAGTAGTTGTTTTAAGTCCTGTATCTTGTGCAAAAATATGAATAAGTGCATAAGAACCTAAAATATTAAGAATTTGTTTAATAAGATCATTATAAGATGGATCTACACCTAAATTTTTGAATGAAAAGCTTGCATATCTGATATCATAATAAACGATAAGAATGAATGGTATACTAAGTATAATTTTTTTAATATTTAGTTTAATAGAGCTTTCTTTATCTTTAAAAAAGTAATCTAATAAGAATTTATCTACGAATAGATTAACTTGTTTATGATTATACATCATATACATTTGTAAAAGTAATACAACATATTGAAATCCTATAAATGGTACATAACCATAATTTTCTATTAATTTTTGATCAGACATATATTATAATTACAATATTTTTTAATTAATTAATTGAAATTAAAAAAAATTAATAAGATAGTATATGTCTGATCAAAAATTCATGGCGTATATACTAATAAAGATAATAGAAAAGGGTGGTTATAATAATCATTGTATTTCAAAAAGATTTTATTACATTGATACTATTGAACTTGATAAAATTCCTTAAATATAAAATGACGTTGAAAAAATATGACGCACTCGACTACGTCGAGGCTCTGTGTTCGGGTGTTATTGGAAAATTTATAAATGAAACCATAAAATAGTCATGTTAGTAATGGGGTGAAGCTACTTTATATAGATAGTCTACGCTCACGAACATAATTATCATAATCATCATTATTGTAAGAATCTAAATCTTCTGGTAAAATATCTTTAAGAACTTCATTAAAATTTTCGCACATTTTATCTGCAATTTCATTACGATCATTTTTATCTAGATATTTTTTGAATTTCTTTTTTATATTTTTCTGATTTTCATTAAATGTTTTTTGGCAATTATTTACAATTATTTCTGGTAAAAATGTTTTAATATATTCATCCGAACCATATAAATTTTTAATAATATTATTATTTATTATTTTTACTAATTCCGTTTTTGATATATTATCATGTGTTCCAAATAATGTGTCAATAAAAGCACCTGAAATTTTTATAATATTTTTAATGTATTCTATATCAGATTCATAATATTCTGTACCACCTTTTTCTGATACGTGTCTATATTTATATTTATAAAGTAATTGTTTAACAACGTTTTCAAGAAGAAAACAATTATTAGTATTAAATCTAAAAATTTCTTCAAATCCGTCACTAGCATATGTTTTATAATTCTTTTTACGTTTATCAACGCTTTTTGATGCCAATCCTATTTTATAAATATTTTGACCCTTTTTAGAAATTTCTTGAAAAACATAAATCCATTGTTCTTTAGGAACTTCAAAATAAATAGGTTTTTCTAGTTCTTTAATTTTATTATCTTTTTCTTGTAATAATTTTTGTAAAGATTTTTCAAGACATTTTTGATTACATTTTTCTAATTTTATATAATAATCATGGATTTCATCGGCTTTTTTAGTATTACTTTTTAAACATAATTTTTTGAAACATTTAATTGTCATTAAAATATTTTCTTTAGGTCTACCTATATTTATACTACTCTCTTTTTCCCCAACCTGCGTAAAACTTATTTTAAAATCGATATCCTTTTGAAAATTTTTTACTAAAACTCTTTTACAACCTGCAAGTCTACAAAATCCTAACCATTTCCATATATTATCTAGTTCAATAATAAATTCATTTTCATCATCGTATTGTAAATATAATTGAAATGATTCTACAAATAATTTTTGTTCATTAGTTGTAAATTCGTCTTTAATTATATTTAATAATTGCATATGCGTTTCTTTTTTAATATTGTTTTCTATAGGAATATTAGCTATAATATCCATTATTTTATATTTTTATAACATAATAGATTAAAATTATTTATATATAATGACGCACTCGACTTTGTCGAGGCTCTTGCGCTCGCGTTATTACAATAAATGTAAAATAACACCATAAAAACATTTATTTAATTGTTTAATATGTTACAATTGCTTATTAAACCATTTATATTTTCCGTATATATTAAAATTTTTTTTCTTGTGTATTATTATAAGCATATATGACGCGTTATAAATTTTATATTTGTGCATGCACAAATATAAAATTTATAACGCGTCATATATGCTTATAATAATACACAAGAAAAAAAATTTTAATATATACGGAAAATATAAATGGTTTAATAAGCAATTGTAACATATTAAACAATTAAATAAATGTTTTTATGGTGTTATTTTACATTTATTGTAATAACGCGAGCGCAAGAGCCTCGACAAAGTCGAGTGCGTCATTATATATAAATAATTTTAATCTATTATGTTATAAAAATATAAAATAATGGATATTATAGCTAATATTCCTATAGAAAACAATATTAAAAAAGAAACGCATATGCAATTATTAAATATAATTAAAGACGAATTTACAACTAATGAACAAAAATTATTTGTAGAATCATTTCAATTATATTTACAATACGATGATGAAAATGAATTTATTATTGAACTAGATAATATATGGAAATGGTTAGGATTTTGTAGACTTGCAGGTTGTAAAAGAGTTTTAGTAAAAAATTTTCAAAAGGATATCGATTTTAAAATAAGTTTTACGCAGGTTGGGGAAAAAGAGAGTAGTATAAATATAGGTAGACCTAAAGAAAATATTTTAATGACAATTAAATGTTTCAAAAAATTATGTTTAAAAAGTAATACTAAAAAAGCCGATGAAATCCATGATTATTATATAAAATTAGAAAAATGTAATCAAAAATGTCTTGAAAAATCTTTACAAAAATTATTACAAGAAAAAGATAATAAAATTAAAGAACTAGAAAAACCTATTTATTTTGAAGTTCCTAAAGAACAATGGATTTATGTTTTTCAAGAAATTTCTAAAAAGGGTCAAAATATTTATAAAATAGGATTGGCATCAAAAAGCGTTGATAAACGTAAAAAGAATTATAAAACATATGCTAGTGACGGATTTGAAGAAATTTTTAGATTTAATACTAATAATTGTTTTCTTCTTGAAAACGTTGTTAAACAATTACTTTATAAATATAAATATAGACACGTATCAGAAAAAGGTGGTACAGAATATTATGAATCTGATATAGAATACATTAAAAATATTATAAAAATTTCAGGTGCTTTTATTGACACATTATTTGGAACACATGATAATATATCAAAAACGGAATTAGTAAAAATAATAAATAATAATATTATTAAAAATTTATATGGTTCGGATGAATATATTAAAACATTTTTACCAGAAATAATTGTAAATAATTGCCAAAAAACATTTAATGAAAATCAGAAAAATATAAAAAAGAAATTCAAAAAATATCTAGATAAAAATGATCGTAATGAAATTGCAGATAAAATGTGCGAAAATTTTAATGAAGTTCTTAAAGATATTTTACCAGAAGATTTAGATTCTTACAATAATGATGATTATGATAATTATGTTCGTGAGCGTAGACTATCTATATAAAGTAGCTTCACCCCATTACTAACATGACTATTTTATGGTTTCATTTATAAATTTTCCAATAACACCCGAACACAGAGCCTCGACGTAGTCGAGTGCGTCATATTTTTTCAACGTCATTTTATATTTAAGGAATTTTATCAAGTTCAATAGTATCAATGTAATAAAATCTTTTTGAAATACAATGATTATTATAACCACCCTTTTCTATTATCTTTATTAGTATATACGCCATGAATTTTTGATCAGACATATACTATCTTATTAATTTTTTTTAATTTCAATTAATTAATTAAAAAATATTGTAATTATAATATATGTCTGATCAAAAATTAATAGAAAATTATGGTTATGTACCATTTATAGGATTTCAATATGTTGTATTACTTTTACAAATGTATATGATGTATAATCATAAACAAGTTAATCTATTCGTAGATAAATTCTTATTAGATTACTTTTTTAAAGATAAAGAAAGCTCTATTAAACTAAATATTAAAAAAATTATACTTAGTATACCATTCATTCTTATCGTTTATTATGATATCAGATATGCAAGCTTTTCATTCAAAAATTTAGGTGTAGATCCATCTTATAATGATCTTATTAAACAAATTCTTAATATTTTAGGTTCTTATGCACTTATTCATATTTTTGCACAAGATACAGGACTTAAAACAACTACTCTACAAACTGGAATTATACAAAGTAACCTATTATTTATTCTTAGCAGTATCGGTATGGCATTTAGTGTCACACAAAATAGATCACAATCTATTATCGCACTTATATTTTATTATCACCTTAAATATGTTATAGCACAAAATATTACAGAATAATCTATCTATCTATTTTATTTTCTATTTTTATACAAAATTCATCAAATAATTCACTTATTAATTTATAACTCTCATTTACAATATTTATAAATTGATCCTCATTTGTAACATTCTCATCTAAATAATCCTTGAAATCATTTATTAATTCTTTTGAATTATCATATTGTAAAAATTCCATATGTTCTGGTAAATATTTACTTAGTAATTTTCCACCAAATAATAATCCTAAAATAAACATATATCCATGCTCTAATGGATACTCTACACAACGTTCTATCAATTTATTCATATTAACTGATTTATCACAATCTACTTCTATATCCTTGTATAATTTACCAAATAATAATCTAAAAGATTCCCATTCTGAATTTGATTTTTCTAAACGTCTTTGTATCTCTTCTTGAATATGTTTTATACATAATTTATTCATATTTATATACATTTCACCAGCATCCTTATCATTCCTTATTAAATTAACAAAT